TAATATTACTTTAATTAACGGATTCTCTGGAATTATTACTGGAATTACAACTACTACCGGCAGTAACGGAAACCCACTAGCACTTAGATTTTATTTAAATTCGTCTAATTATACTGGATTGCAAACTGGATATCCGATTTATATCTTTGATACAAGAGTTGGGGGGGGAATAACTTCTATTGATAGTTCCAATTCTGCAGTGGTTGGAATTGGAACAACCTTTGTGGATAATATATACTATGTTCATCAATTTTCTTCAAATGGAACAGTTGGAATTATTACTTGCAACATAAGATCAAATACATCAGTAGTTGGTCTTTCAAGTTTGGGAAGTACATTAAATCCTGTTGGAAAATACTCCTGGGGAAAACTATCAGGATTTACTCGTTCAAGTTCTCCAATATCAATAGGAGTATCTGGAAATACCGTGGATGTTGGATTGTCAACCTTTCCAACGATTCAAAGAAGAGGAATAGGTATTAGGCAAACAGGAGCACTTCCAAAAATATTCTTATAAATACATAAAAAACTATTAATATGGCGGCAATAGTAACGGATCAATTTAGAATATTAAATGCGAGTAATTTTATCGATTCCGTAACAAGTGGGAATGATTCATATTATGTTTTTTTGGGTTTAGATAATCCAACAAGCGTTGGATTTGGAAGAACTACTAATTGGAACGAAGATGCCCCAAATCCTACAGATAATTTAGAATACTTAAGTCATTACAGAGATACCTCTTTGTTTGGTAAGAAAATTACATCCGCTAATATTAGAAGACTTATAAGAAAGGTTACTTGGACTTCCAATACGTCTTATGATATGTATAGGCATGATTATAGTGTTCAAAATCCGACACCAAATTCAAACTCAAGCAGATTGTATGATTCAAATTATTATGTAATTAATCGTGATTTTAGAGTTTATATTTGTATAGATAATGGTTCTTCGGAAACAACGCCAAATGGAAATAAATCTCAAGATGAACCTACATTTACGGATTTAGATCCTTCGGCAGCAGGAACAAGTGGAGATGGATATGTTTGGAAATACCTATTTTCAGTTTCGCCAAGTGATATTATAAAGTTTGATTCAACAGAATACGTCGTTGTTCCGAATGATTGGGCAACATCAACAGATTCTCAAATTGTAAGTGTGAGAGAAAATGGAAATTCTAGCAGTGTAAATCCAAATCAAATTAAAAAGGTATATATTGCAAATGGAGGAAGTGGATATACATCCGGTATTGTTGACATTGTTGGTGATGGGTCTGGAGGTAGAGTATCTATTACAGTTAATAGTAGCGGATCTATCGTATCTACTCAAGTAACTGCGGGTGGTTATGGATATACTTGGGGAATTGTTGATTTGTCAACTCTTCAACCGGGAACTATATCAAATGCTGCCAAACTAATACCAATCATTCCACCATCAAAAGGGCATGGTTATGATATTTATAGTGAATTGGGAACGGATAAGGTATTAGTATATGCCAGATTTGACGATTCAACAAAAGATTTTCCTACTGATACCAAATTTGCACAAGTTGGAATTATTAAAAATCCAACTACTTTTTCGTCAGATAATGTTATTTTTACAGAAAATCAGTATTCATCTCTTGGTGCAATTAAATTAGATCCAGAGTTTGATGGAACTCCAATTATTGGACAAGAAATAACTCAAACTGTAACAAATGGAACTGCAAGAGGTTATGTAGCCTCATATGATAGCGAAACTAAGGTCTTAAAATATTTTCAAGATAGGTCTTTATATTTTGGAAATAGTTTAGACCAAACTGACCGAAATGATCATTCTAAGGTTTATAATTTTGAATCTAATGGTGGACCCATTTCTCCATATTCTGGTTCGGTTGATAATACTTTTGGATCCCCAACTCCAACAAATAAAGTTACAATTGGAAGTAAGGTTATAGACTTGGGAGTAACTTTTACATCAGGTCTTGCAAATCCAGAGATAAATAGAAAGACGGGAGATATAATCTACATCGACAACAGACCCCTAGTAACAAGGGATATCAGACAAAAAGAAGACATTAAAATTATCTTGGAATTTTAAATAAAAATGGCACAAAAAACAGATTTAAATATCAGTCCTTATTATGATGACTTCGATTCTTCGAAGAATTTTTATAAAGTTTTGTTTAAACCTGGATACCCGGTACAAGCAAGAGAATTAACGACTCTTCAATCAATTTTACAAGATCAGGTAAAATCTTTTGGAAGCCATATATTTAAAGAAGGTTCTATGGTGATTCCGGGCAATATTGCCTATGACGGAAATTTTAATTCAGTAAAACTTAATCCAACTAATTTTGGAGTTGACATTTCTCTTTATATTAATAATTTTATTGGTAAAAAGGTAATTGGTCAAATATCAGGAACTACCGCAACAATTCAATTTATTTCTTTTCCTGATGGAAATAATGTAGAAGATCTGACAATATATGTAAAATACTTAGATTCTGATAGTAATTTTCAATTTAATCCCTTTCAAGATGGTGAATCATTAATCGCAGAAGAAAATATAACTTATGAAAATACCACAATTAATGCAGGGACTCCATTTGCATCATTAATTTCATCAGATGCAACATCTGTGGGATCATCGGCATCTATTGGTGATGGAGTTTACTTTATTAGAGGATATTTTACAAATGTATCTAAACAAACTATAATTCTTGACCATTATACAAATACACCTTCATGCCGAATTGGACTAAAAATTGATGAATTAATTCTTAGTGCAAAGGATGATAGTTCATTATATGATCCATCTAAGGGTTTTACAAACTATGCCGCACCAGGAGCAGATAGATTTAAGATTAATTTAACTTTGACTAAAAAATTAATATCAGACACTAATGATACCGATTTTGTCGAATTATTGAGAGTTGAAGATGGAAAAATTAAAAAAATAGAGACAAAAACTGAATATAATATAATTAAAGATTATATTGCGGAAAGAACTTATGATGAGTCTGGAGATTATACTGTTGAACCATTTAATGTAACGGTAAATAATTCTCTAAATGATAGACTAGGAAACAACGGATTATTTTTTGATACAGAAACTACAGAACAAAATAATACACCATCAGAAAATTTGATGTGTTTAAAAATATCTCCAGGTAAAGCTTATGTGCGGGGATATGATGTCGCTAAAATATCAACAACTATCATCGATGTAGAGAAACCAAGAGATACGGAACTGATTGAGACTGCAAGCATTCCTTTTGAAATGGGAAATAATTTGAGAGTTAATAATGTATCAGGAACTCCAAGAAATAAAAATAATATAGATTTATATGATCAGTTGAATTCTACGGGAACTGTAATTGGTAATGCACGAGTATATAGTTTTAGTTTGACTGACGCTGCATATACAAATAATGCCACTAACTGGGATCTATATCTTTATGATATTCAAACTTATACAACTCTTGTTTTAAATTCGCAAGTATCTAATTCAGAATTACCAGCAACATCATTTGTAAAAGGAAAGAGTAGTGGTGCCAGTGGGTATGCTGTTTCTGCAGGAGGTGATTCTGCAACTATTAATTTAAGACAAACTTCTGGAACTTTCTCAGTTGGAGAGCAATTAATTGTTAATGGTCTGGATTTTTCAAGAAGTATTAGAACAGTAACAACATATTCTACTGAAGATATTAAATCAGTAAAACAAAGTGCTTCTAGTGGATTTCCAGATTTTACTGCTGATTGTTTTCTTGAGAGATTTAGATTTCCAAATGGAATAACTGAAGCGACTATTAGTGGAGGAAATACATTAGTAAGTCCAGGAAAATTCTTTACCGGTGTAAAAATTGGATCAATTATTGGATATGCAACAACTACTGGAGATCAAACATTCAATCGAGTAGTAGCAGTTTCTGCTGATGGTACATCATTAACTATTGCCGCAACACCCGGTGTTTCTGGGATATACTCAGGTGCAGTCACAAATGGGACTTATAATAATATTTCTATTAGAGATGCTATTATAAGAAATGAGGATGATGGATTTTTATATGCACAATTTCCAGATTTTAATATTTCTTCTGTAAATCTTTCAGGTTCGCTATTAACACTTTCTGAGCAGATAACAGGAGAATCTACAGATAATAATGGGGTATTGGTATTTAATTTGTCGTCAGTCAGCGGTATTACTAGTGCATTCTTTGTACCGTTTGATCAAGAGAGATATTCGGTACACTACAATAATGGCACAATTGCAACAATAACCTCAGATCAATTTTCAATAAGTGGAAATACTGTTACAATTAGTGGATTAAGAGCATCAGAATCAAATATCGTTGTGAATACCACATTAGTTAAAAATGGAATTCAAAGTAAAATAAAGACTTATAATAGAAGTCAACAATTAAATATAGTAAGATCAAAATATCCCCAATCAGGAACTGGAATCAGTTCTTCAATCGCAGATGGTCTTACTTATAACCAATATTATGGACTAAGAGTTCAGGATGAAGAAATATCACTAAACTACCCAGATGTGGTAAAAATAATATCAGTATATGAGTCATTTGATTCCTCGGCACCAGTTCTAGATCAAATACAATTTAGTGCCAGTTCTGATGTAAGCACAAATGCAATTATTGGTGAAAATATTTTTGGAAAAAGTAGTAAGGCAATCGCTAGAGTTGTTTCTAAACCATTTTCTAATGTACTAGGAATCGTATATTTAAATTCTGAAAGATTTTCAATTGCCGAATCTGTAGTATTCGAAGATTCTAATATAACTACAGAGATTGAATCTATCACTCCCGGAAAATATAAGGATATTACAAATTCATATACTCTTAATAAAGGGCAAAAGGATCAATATTATGATTATTCTAAGATTGTTAGAAACAAGAATACATCGGAACCGTCTAAACAACTTTTAATTATATTTGACTACTATTCAGTACCGTCTAATGATAGTGGGGACGTATTTACAGTATTGAGTTACGATAAAGAAAGATTTATACATGATATTCCTTTCATAGGAAGAAGATCCACTAAAGCATCAGATGCTTTAGATTTTAGACCAAGAGTTCCAGTGTTTACATCTACTGATTCTTCTCCATTTGATTTCTCATCAAGAACTTTAAGTCCTACAAGAATTTTAGCGCCAAATGAAAGTTCATTGCTTGGGTATGAATATTATTTGCCAAGAATTGATAAATTGTATCTAGATAAAACTGGAAACTTTATTCTAGAAAAGGGAATATCATCAAAGAATCCAAAACCACCAAATAAAAGTGATGAAGTAATGGAAATTGCTACGATTAAATTACCAGCATATCTTTATAATCCAGCAAATGCAATTGTTACGCTATTAGATAATAGAAGATATACTATGAGGGATATTGGATTAATTGAGGATAGGGTAGAAAACTTAGAAAGAGTAACTTCACTGTCTTTACTTGAAGTGAATACGCAAACTTTACAAATTCAAGATTCCGACGGAAATAATAGATTTAAGAGTGGTTTTTTTGTAGACAACTTTAAAAATTATAGTTTTATTAATAGGGACTTTTCCACTATTAGAATTAATATTGCTGCCAATGAATTGACACCTCCAATCAGTAGAAATTCATTGAAATCTCAAGTGATACCAGCAGCATCAATTACTGATGAAGATTTGGACCTATCAGAAAATTTTCCGTTATTAGATCCAAATATTCAAAAAACAGGACAAGCAGTAACTTTAAAATATGATTCCGTTGGTTGGATAGAACAAGCATTTGCTACTAGGGTAGAAAATGTAAATCCATTTAATGTAATTGTTTATACTGGAGAGGTTAGGTTAAGTCCAGAAATTGATAATTGGGTTAGAACGATACAACTTCCGGATAGAAATATTAACATAACAATAAATTCCACTAGAACAATTACAAATGATTTAACAAGTAATATTTCTCTCAATTTACCACAAATAAATACCCAATCATCTGATACTGTAAGAAATGGTTGGGGTAGAAGATGGGGATGGGGATGGGGATGGGGATGGGGATTGGGATGGGCATGGACTGACCGGGGATGGCGCCGCCTCCCCAGAAGGGTTTCTACCACACAAGAAGTAACTTCAGCAACTGCTATAACTAATAGCACCAATACTTCAACAACTGAAACTTTTGATACAGTAAGTAACACTGACACTACAATAAGAAACGTATTAATATCTTCAGCTAGTGAATCCTTCATAAGGTCTAGAAATGTTCAGTTTTCCGCATCCAATCTTAAGCCATCTACTGAATTTTATCAATTCCTTGATGGAAATAGCGGTGTAGATTTCATTCCAAAACTAATTGAAATTAGAGATGTTACCAAGGCATTTGTAGTCGGAGAAACTGTTATTGGATCTTCTGGTGGTAATAATTTAATTTCATTTAGAGTTGCTAAGTCGGATCATAAGTATGGTCCTTACAATTCTCCATCCACAACATATACGATTAATCCATATATTAGAACTGAATCCATATCATCCGAGTATAGTCAATCATCAAAAATTTTGAATATTGACACTGCTTCTCTATCAGAAGAGGCTCAAGGAAAATATTCGGGTTATTTGCTTAAAGATATGCAGCTAGTTGGGCAGACTAGTGGTGCCGTGGCGTATGTAAAAGACTTAAGATTAATTTCCGATAATTTTGGAGATTTAATTGGGGCATTTTACTTAAGAGATCCAAATACAATTCCGCCCCCAACCGTAAGAATTCCAACGGGAACTAAAACATACAGATTAACATCAAGTTCTACAAACAATCCAGGTCTTCCTGGAAGTAGTGACAATTCATCTGCTGAAACTAATTATAATGCTGATGGAACACTTGAACAATGGGAAAATACTGTAACTGCAACAACAAATAATTTAACAACAAGAACAGTAACTAATCTTACTGTAAATGCGACAATGACGCAAACAACCGTAAATACTCATACAAGAACAACAATTCAAAGATTTGTTGACCCTCTCGCACAATCATTTGTTGTTGGTGGAAATGTAGAGGCTCCTTCACCCACATCATCAAATGACGATGTAAA